ATGAGCGATACGATGTATGTTTCTATGGAATTCGATGCTAAGCAGATGATTCGTTTGCTTGGTAATGATTTATATGATTCCCCTTTAGCAATGTTAAGAGAAAATGTGCAGAATGCATACGATGCTATTTTGGAAAGGAAATTGATAGATTCTGACTTTGAACCGTATATAAAAATAAATATTACCAACGAGCAAATAGTTATTGAGGATAATGGTATAGGTATGAATAAGGACATATTAGCAAATAACTATTGGAAAGCGGGTAATAGTGGGAAAAATAATCCCCAGTCTATAGCTGCTGGTGTAGTAGGGCATTTTGGAATAGGTGCATTAGCAAATTTTGGAGTGTGTACTAAGCTTGAAATTCAAACACGTAGATACGGAGAAAAAACTGCCTACACATCAGAAGCTCAAAGGGAAAAAATTAACATTAAAAATTCCATACCGGTAACTCCAATAGAAAATCAGTCGATTCCTTATGGTACTTGTATAACAGTGACACTTGATCAGCCTGGTTCAATTAGCGTTATTAACGCAATTAATTACTTGCGCCAATATATCGAATACATAGAAATACCTGTAACCATTAACGGACAAAAATTCCCTCAAAAAAAGATTGATTTTATAAAAAAAATCACAGCAAAGGAGGTGACAGATTCTCGGTTATCATATAAGTTAGATATAGGATATAATAATCAATTTCCTTTATCTGTAGATATTTTAATTTATGACATAGCAATACAAGGTAGTCCAATAAATGGCTATTTGTATCTAAATACACGGGATAAGGGAATTTTAGGTCTTAGAAACGGTTTTGGACTAGCGAGTATAAACGTACCATCTATTTATGAATTCGGAGGTATTGTTAATTTGGATAATCTTGTCCCTACAGCAGGGCGTGAGGCTGTTAGCCGTGAATCAGTAAGTCTCGTCACTTCGATAGTTCAGTCTGTAGAAAGTTCATGGACATCTGTTATTGCGAAAGATCCAATTTGTGATAACTATCGTAATTTTTTGCAATATCTATATAGTCATTTTAATATGGCGCAAGCTTCGCACATTAATATAAAATATGCGAATGAAGATAAATACATTAGACTTGGTAATATAACAAGCCTAAATGCATCTGAATTCAAATATGCAGACGGTGTAGATTCTACGGTACTTGCTAAGTTTAAAAACTCGGAAAATAATGTCTTGTCCATTTCTGATAGTACCTACAGAAAAAGAATACAGCGAAACTATTTAGAGAAAATAGGTGTAAAATCAATACCAAACAACATCCAAGTAATTAGGGAGTATGAAAGCAAAGAACTAACAATTGATCAATTCTTTATTGTTAACGAATTACGAAGTATTATTGAAGAAGATTACTATGTTAAGGATTTTGATGTGAAGTTTGCTGATATCTCCCATATGCTTAATGTCTTTGTTACTCATGATCTTAACAAGGGGATTTTTTGCATATACATTTCTCCAAATAATAGTGATATTCAAAGGCTTATATCAATAAGAAATGACAATTATCGTCTATTTACTCCATTAGCAAAAGATTTTGTGCGAGTTGTACTTTATCAGCAATTTTCAGCTTTTATACCCAAGGGAGTAAAAGAACGTACAGATTATATTTCTCGGGTTCTTCATAACACAAAAGATGAGTATATTATTCCTTATGAAATGACTGGTACAATGGATGAGATGATTGGGAAATTAAGAGCTGATGAGATTACGCCAGAAGAATTTGTGAAGTTTGCTAAAGCTGAACGGAATAAGCATCAGCAAACAATCAATCAATCTCAAGTTGGTGATGTGTCAGAGGTCATTACAAATATTAGTAACAATACATTGAATGTATCGGAGGATGCCATTAAAAATGTAAACAATGAAGATATAATGCCAATGCCATCTATTTTGTGCCTAGATGTAGAAACAAAACTTCGTATTCTTAAAACAGATGTTATAACGCCAGTTCTACAGAATAATAAAATGTTTATGGCATTGACAGATAAGATGGTAAACCAGAAAAGAATATTCTTTTCTAATCCTCATACAACAAGGATACTTTGGAGTATGCACCGCCTTATTTACATTTTCACAGATGTAATGGGGAAAAATACTCTTTATTATGATTTAGAATTGACACGTAAGATTCCTGATTCTACAGGCGGGAAAAGTATACGCTCTGCCACGATTTTAACAAAAGATAAGATTTTTGTTCCAATTGTACCTGAGCTTTATACTTATTTCAATCTTAATGTTGATGAAAAGTTGAAATTCTTTGTTCATTTTGACGAGATAGAGAATTCGTAAAATACAAAAAGCAGAAGAATACTAATCTTTAAAATATCAACGTGTTATATAGTAGATAAGAAATATGTAATAATGATAATGAATGGTTTAATAGCATTTCTTAAATGCTGTATATTTGTCACGTGAGAATACCTCTCGTAGCTAATTATAGTATTATGTATAAATGCGATATAGTTATAAAGAGGATATATAGACTTTTATTCTACAAAAAAGATTCGAACACATTGGGATTATATTTAAAAATATTATCTTTGCCATCAGAATAGTGTTCTTTTGATTTAATGCAAAAAAAGACAGAATATAGAACTTCGCTCGTTTCTAAATCGTTACCAATCAAGAAACAAATCGTTGCAAACTATTCAATTTCAACGATAAAGGCAATCCGCAATGCCTAAGCATGTGGAAGAAGACCGCAAGCTTTTTGCCAGAGGAAGGGAATTGGCAGAACGCTACCAGCAATACTTTGAAAAATATCTTAAGGGAGGACCGGATTTTACTCCGGATCCTTCCCGGGCCGTCGCCCATATAGGCCGAGGCCGGCAGGAAATACGCAAAATTCTGGCAGAAGCCCGAAAACTGGAAGCTCGGGCTGAAATGCTGAGAAAAGAAAAATCAGCTGAGCTTGAGCAAGAACTTCCTCCGCTGCACTTTCGCCTTCCGGAGTTGAAACAACTTCTATCCAGCCGTTAGAAAACGCGCACGAACCACTTGCATCAATGCTGAGTCACGGCCAGTCTGACAGCGGCCTTTCCACTGCACGGGCGGACACAACCGGCTCCTGAAACTTTCCCCGTCCATGTTACGGAAATAACCCTTCCCTGGATTTACGGGAAAAACGAGCCCCCCTGCTGTCCATCATCGTTTATTTCAGCATTCAAATTTCATTCCCTGAATACCCCTTAGCACAGGCTCCATAGTTTAAAATTCCAAAGAAGGGGTATGCCTCCCCTCCACAAAAAAGCCCCATTCATATTTCATGAACGGGGCCATATTAATTTTTCAAATTCACCTGGGAGTTTGATCAATGACGATAAAATCCTTTTTCCCCACATACTCCCTCCGGGCATCCGGGTCTCCATATCCGTCCCGGAAACGTACTTCCAATTCGTATATTTTCCCGCTGGCCAGAGGTTGTAAACAGGTCAGCAGCAAATACGCATCCTTGACGGGCACTTCATATTTTTCTCCGGGGTTCAGGGTAATAAAGCGCATAAGATTCGCGACACGTTCCATTTGATAGGAGGGAAGATACCATGCCGTTGGCCTTTCTCCCTTCTTTCCGTTTCCCTGACTCCATATCTTGATGATCATATTCGGCCCGCGTTCCTTGAGAGGATAGAAGTCGTCGAAAAGACGCACAGCCTTTTCTCCCTTGTTGACAAACACCAGCTTGAAGTCTGGGAAAGCGGCTCTTGGATCAAACGAAGTCTTTTCCATCACCACGGAACATTCAATTCCGTTGTTCGCCTTGTCCCCCCATGCAGGAGCATGGAAGAACAGGCTGGCCAAAAGCCCTAAAATTTGGAAGATTTTTTCATTGCAGCGCGAGCTTTTGGGAGAAGGCGAGAATTCGCGCTTCATCGTCGAGTTCCCTTCGTACTTCCCTTCCTGGATAGGTTCCTTGTACATCGTGACGTTGAACGCGACCGCATTGCCACTAGAGGGATCGTAAGCGTTATTCTCATACTTTAAAGCCACCTTGTAATAAAATGTCTCACTATCTCCAGGGCGATTGATCGACCACGGAAAAATCTTTTCTTCCTACATACTTCCTCCGAACACCGGGATCTCCATATCCGTCACGAAAGATTACTTCCAACTCATATTTCTCACCATTGCGAAGGCGGCGTGAAGGCCCAAAATAGTGCATCAACAGATACGCATCTTTGATGAGCACTTCATGTCTTTCTCCCGGCTTCAACGTGATGAAGTTCAAGAACTGTCCTCGCTCAATGCAATAATGAGGGTAATATGCTGCTACCTTTTCCTTTTTCTCTTTTGTCAATTTCCAAAAAATCTCTATGGAAATATGCGGACCGTTATCCTTGAGAGGATAGAAGTCATCGAAAAGACGCACGGTCTTTTCGCCCTTGTTCGTGAACACCAGCTTGAAGTCCGGGAAGGCAGCCCTCGCGTCAAATTCGGTTTTTTCCATCACCACGGAGCATTCCACTCCGTTGTCGGCCATGTCCCCCCACGCAACCACATGGAGGGACAGGCTTGCCAGAAGTATTAAATACCGGAAGATTTTTTTCATTGCAGCGTGAGCCTGGCCGTTGCCCGGAGAACCCCCAGGAAACAATCCTTACCCTGCTGATTATAGTAGCGCATTTCCAGTTCACAAGAACATTGTTTCCAGCCTTCCAGATCGACTTCATCCAGACACACCGGAATCGTGACACTGTATTCCTGACCGGGTGCAAGCTCCCGGTAGTTCAAGGGTCGCTGGAAGGTCATGGTGCCTATTTCCCTGTTCAGAACGCGCATTTTCCCCTGTTGCGTCCTCAACACCGTCACGAAAAAGAAATCGGACGTTTCGTCGTTGATTTCATCGGGAATGCGGACAGGCTCGTTTCCTTCGTTGCGGAAGCGGACTGTGATTTTGCCTTCCGTGAATTGGGAAGTATCCGCCATGGAGAGGATCAAGGACGCCGGTTCCTCCGCAACAGCCATGCTGCGGGTTTCACCTTCGCTGACCGGAGGCATGAAACAGGGAGGCTCGATCGTTCCAGGTTTTGTGATAAACCTGGGCACATTGTTCCACCCCATCGCGTCGGCCAGACGAATGACATAGGCGGTTGCCTCGTTCAGGACTTCCTGTCCGGCGCAATAGGGTCTGTCATTGGCATCATCCGGCAACGCCAGTACATAGGCTGATGTCTCCGTCCAAAGATCCAATGCCATTTCATTGGCAAGAGCCTGCATGAACTTCACGGCTTTATCCATGTTCGGTTCTTTGTCGCAGGAGATAGTCTGCTTTTCAAGCATTTCCTGTATTTTGGAGTCCTTCCAGTAGAACTTGTAGGCATCCTCCCATTGACGGCGGTGGTGTTCTTCGTGGGCGAGGGAAGCCTGCGGCGTGTGCCATGTGCCCACTCTTCCGCGGGCCTGGTAGCCGTTCATTTCGTTGACCGCTTCGACGGCTTCTTCTTCATTGAGAGGGGGATCAACATAGGGATTCACGTAAATGCCTTCATACATAGTTAGCTTGGCTCCGGCAGAAACGGAAACAACACGACACCTCCATACGTTTTCCGATTCATCTTTGCAAACCGTTACGCAAATCTTAGGTCTCAAGCTACTTACATTGCAGCCACCATTCCCTTCCAAATAGACGGGTTCCGGTTTCTCAAATTCCAGTTCCACTTCCTTGGATGGCTCACAGGTGATAGTGGATTCCTTTTCAATCGTCCACAATTTGATTTTGGGGGACGGCGAGAATTCGCGCTTCATCGTCGAGTTGCCTTCATACTTCCCTTTCGTAATAGGTTTGGTATCCATGGTAACGTTGAATGCAATGGCATTGTTGCTGACGGGGGTGTAGGCGTTGTTGGTCCACGACAGGGCCACCTTGTAATAGCCCGCTTTCAGGTACCTGGAATCGGTTTCAATATTCAGCTTGCCGTTGGGCGGTGTCCCATCCTTTTTTATAGCTTGCTCACCGGCAATCGTCAGGCTGCCTGTGTCGTCGGCTTCTACGCCGAAATAATACAGGCCGTCTTCCTCGACCTTGATGAACATTTCCGGCGCTCCGGCGCAAGTGGCGTGTTCGCACGCCGAACCGTCAAAGTTGAACGTCATCGCGTCAACTCCGAGCGTCTTGCTGATAAGAGGCTCATCCCCTTGATAAATGCAGACGGGATTAACTGCCTTGTTGATTGGTATGTAGTTATTCATTGCTATTGCTTTCTGTCTACTTTCTGGAAAAACTGAACCATCAGCCTTCCGGTATTTCTGCGGCATTACCTGAACCCATCAACACGTTTAACGCGTAGTCCCCCTCATTCGGAACGAAGAGGAACGACCTCCCCTCTAATTTTACGTGCTGCCGTGAACTTGCAAAAAAACTCCTGGTGCGTTTTTATATCCTGATTCACGCCATTTTGGAACAAGGTTGCTCCATATAGATCTGACAACAGGCACGGGCGGCATTCCGCCGCACAATCATGATGCCTTAAAAAACAAGCATTCTCTCCTTCTCTGTCCGTTCCGCCAAAGAAAAAGGCTGTTTTCAGAGAGTCCTTCACTTAAAAACAAAGCATCTTTTCCAAAAACGAGATTGACACCTGCGGTTCTTTTCCCTAGTATCCGCGCACAGCATCAGCGGCGGGGTAGCCAAGTGGTAAGGCGACGGTCTGCAAAATCGTTATTCGCGGGTTCGATTCCCGCTCCCGCCTCCATGTTTACTTTCAATATTTTACGCCTTTAGCGTAGTAAAAAATGTAGTAAACATCTTATTTTTAGCTCCACTTTTGGAGCAAGCCTTGTCTTGGAAAGGGGGTACATTATGAGTTCTGGCCCCTCTGTTATACACGTTTACGGCGATTGGCTGGACTACCTGCTGCACGCCTACGGCGAAACGCAGGAACAATGGAATGCGCCTTTTGATGCCGCTCCCATCCTCCCTGAACTCTCAAAAGAGCTGTATGAATGCGGTTTGAATCACCATCAGCTTGACGTAGTGAAAGAAGAAATAGCGGACGCCCGCCTGCATATCCTTATCGGAATTTTCACTATCATCTTCCGCAACGGCTACCACCCGCAACGCGTCACCCGGAATGTTTACAAACTCGCCAAACTATACTGTCCGGAATCAGTAAAAAACTTGTCTCATTCCGATCTCGCTCTGCTGACCAGCGACACAATCAGCGCATCATCCATGCGGGCGCATGCCTGCAACGCTTTCTTGGACTCTTTAACACCAGCCCAAGCGCAAGCTCTTATCGACAAATACGGCAAAACCGCCCTGCACAAGCTCGCACAAGTTTCCTGGACCAGTCGTCAGGCCCAAAGGAAACGCCGCAGGAAAAAGAAGCAGGACACCCCCGCCCACCGCACACGCAAACACCCGGAACTCAATCTTGACCTTTGACCATGGACGCCATCACCCGCGCACAAAAACATATTGATACCCTGGAACCGGCTGTTTCCGGTTCTGGCGGCCATGCGGCAACCTTCCGCGCATGCCGCATCCTTGTAAACGACTACAATCTATCTTTGGATGAAGCCTGGCCTATCCTGTTATCATTTAACGCCCGGTGCGAACCGCCTTGGAATGAAAAGGAACTCCGGCGCAAGTTGGAAGACGCGGCGCGCCGCCCCAAGGGTAACTACGGCACCGACAAATCCCAAGGACGCAAAAAACCGGAACCGGCTACCTTGCCCCCCTCTAAACGCATAGCCAAGGGACCAGCCAAATACAACCCGCCACCCAAGGCCCCCACAGGGCCGCCGCCAGTCCCGCAGCTTGATTCTTCCGTCATTGCCACCCTGGCGGAAAAAGGGGCTCCAGTATTATCCCGCTATTTCCTCGCCAACATCTCCGCCACAGATCCGGCCATAGTTACGCCGGATATGTATTTACGCGCCCTGTTTGATACGGCACGCGGTGAAAAAACAATCATTTTTGCCGACCGAAAAACGCAAGGTCAATGCCTCTGGCCAGATCAGGCCAAACACATTCCCACGGCCGCGCCGGACGGCATTATCTTCCTGGGGCAGCCCGTGGACGGATTTTTCCGCGTCAGGGACGGGAAAAAAAGCCGCCGATCTTCAGAATGCGTCCTCACATGGCGTCATGCTTTACTGGAATCAGATCAAATGGACGACGCAAAACAATGGCTCCAGGCACTCATTACTTTACCTCTCCCCATTGTCTCCATCACCTTCTCCGGCTCCCGCTCTCTGCATGTACTCTTCCGGCTGGAAGCGGCCACACACGAAGAATGGCGCGGCTATGTGGACCAGATAAAGCCCGCCTTAGCCCTCATTGGTGCAGACGTTCAGGCCCTCACAAACCATCTTGTCATGCCGCGCCTGCCCGGCTGCTATCGCACCGTAAACGGCGAAAAAAAGCTTCAAGAACTCCTGTATTTCAACCCTCATCCCACCTTGCGCCCCCTGCTCTACGCCACTCCGCTCCGCAACGTAGAACAGGACTGGACAACCCGCGCCGCGGAAATCGTTGCCCGGCCGGATGAATGGCCGTTGCCCTTGATCCAGCAAGCCGCCGCAGCCTGCACCACCTACGGCCTCAATGCTGCCCTCCAATCTCTCACTCCCTTACTCCCTCCCAAAAAATGACCTCCCCCCAAGAACTTATTCTCAAATTACAAAATTTGCTAACCAACGCCTCCGGTGCGGATCTTCAGCAATTTCTGGCCGGTCTGGAGCAACCAGGCCCGGCCCCTGCCGGAGACGACCTTACGCCGGACGGAAGAATCAAAGTTGCCATGCCCTCCAAAAATGGCACGACAACCCCCCAATGGTGCGAACGTGTTGCCATAGCCCTCCAACGCGCCAATGCCCCTATTTATAATCTGGCCGGCTCTCCTGTGTATATCACAGACGACGGGAAAACCGTGTACCTTAACCCCAACAATTTCATTTCCGCCGCGGAAAAGTATATCTGCCCGTGCGCTTTCCGCTCCAAAGACGACTCCACACTTGTTTACCAGCCCATGAAAGAACCGCTGGCAAAATTAACCCTTTCATCCATGGAATTCCTCACGGCCATCCCGGAATTGATCAAAATCCACGACCAAATCACTCCGGCCATGCTCCCTAATGGTACCTACCACCTTAACCAGCGCGGCTATGATCCGGAAAGTAAGATCTACACCCTGAAAACCGCCGTGGACTACGACACGGAAATGCCGCTGGAGCAAGCCTTGCTTATCTGGCGCAACTGGCATAAAGAATTCCCCTTTCTGGACTGGTCTTCCTCTGACCTCCAGGAACGGGCCACATCCGCCACATCCCGCTCATTTGCGGTCCATACCTGCGCCTGCGTCGCCCTGTACGCATCCGCCATGCTCCCCTTGTCCTCACCTCGACTTGGTTATGTCTATACCTCCAATTCTCAAAGATCCGGCAAATCACTATTGGCAGACCTTGCCACCGGCATCACGTACAACAATAACGCAAAACATCCATGGTATTATGACGACGAAAAGCTTCAGGGCGTCTTGAACACCATCCTTAACACCCGCGCGCCCTACGTCTATTTTGACAACCTGCGCGGCAAGCTGCAATCTACTTGTTTAGAATCCTTCATTTCTTCCGTCTCCCAAGACATACGCCCATTTCATACGCAATCTCTTGTTACCAAGCAAAACTGCGCCACCGTCTTCATCACCGGAAACTCCCTGGAGTGGAACACAGACCTTGCTTCCCGGCTGCTGATATGCGACTTGAATTTGACAGAATCCAATCCCCAGAATCGGACAGTTCAGCGCGTCATTGACCTTGAAACCATTCAAGACTCCGGCAACCGGGCAGAACTGCTGGCCTGCCTGCATGCGTTTGTTCGCAACTGGATAGAGCAAAAACGGCCCATGCCGGACAAAACAAGAGCAGGGTTTCAACGCACATCATCCATTATTGCGGGTATTGTCTCCCTGCTTGGCATTGGCGATCCGTTCGAGGAACGTCCTGATGAAATATACGGAGGCGGAGACCAAAACCTTCAGGACATGCGCGACTTGGTTCAAACGGCGGCGGCACGCCTGAAGCCCGGTGAAACATACGGAGAAATCAAGTGGGACGAAATCATAGAAATCTGCATTGAACGAAACTCGTTTGAATCTCTTATTGACGCACGTACGGAATACGTGACGGAAACGGACGAAAACGGGCATGAAAGCAAGATACCCCGTTACAAACTCACCCAGGCATCCAACAAACGCTTTTCCTTCCTTCTTAATTCAACCTACGGAGGGAAGACATTCAAATTAAATGACGGCCGCACCGTCAAATGGGATTCCCGCGGGAAGAAGCGTAGCAAAAAATATACGTTTCAAATATCCTGACGATGATAAAAAAAGCGGCCTTATTAGCCGCGCCAGCATGACAACCGCACGCTTGACAAATCCGGCAAAAAGAGCATAGTAAGGACGTATTGATTGCCGAACATCACATGTTCACCTTCTAAACAATCGGCCCCGGCTGTTCCAGCAGCCGGGGCCTTTTTGTCAGCTGAACAGAACTATCAAAAGCTCAATCAGCCGTTGTATTGAATGCCAGTCTATTATCACATATTACACCTCCTTTCTTAGTTCCGGGACCAACCCGGCACGGCAAATATACAGAAAAACGGAATTTTCCGCAAGATATTTTTATCTGTAATTTTTTGACGCTCAAAAGATTACTGTTTTACAACCGCGCGAACTGAAGGTGCATCCAGTCATAATTCCGTTTACGGCCCAGAGAAACGGCCCCATGGGCTTCCCATATCCGCCACCACTCTTCACACTCCGGACGGGAAAGCCCGGCATGGGGGGCTTTGCAGGAATAACTGTTCCGGGCCGGGTCAAAGTCCAGGGCAATCCCCCAGGCGTGCATGCTCTTGCTTTTGCCGGTGGCCGTGCTGCGGTCATTGTAGGATCCTCCATACTGGTCCAGGTGAAGCGCGCGGATCCGGGCCAGGCCATACGCGGCCAGGACTTCCGCCAGGGCCGCCTGAACGTCCTGGGAGATTGCCTGATGCACGCGGATCGTTTTCACGGGCCTTCCCTCATAATACAAAGGATAGGGAGGGACAACGGAAACAAGGTTGCTTTCATCTCCTGCACGTCCAAAAATGGAAAGACCGGCCCGGACGGTTGCCTGGTCAGGCCAGCACCGGGGCAGGGCAATGTCCAGGGCGGCGGCAATGCCGCGGGCCGTGGCAGGGCCGGGGATGCCGTCAGGCGTCACGTTCACGGCGGCCTGGACCGCGGACCAGATTTCATGACAGCGCAATTTCAGAGCTACGGCGGCCAGCGTTTTAGGCCCCGGCAAACCATCCGCCTTCAGCCCCAGGGCCCGCTGAACGGGTTTGAATTCCTGATATTCTTTGATAATCATATAATTATTTAATTGTTAAATAGTTGGAACTGTATCCAAAATGGAAACAGTTCAACTTTACAGTTGGTTAATCTCGCTGTTTAAGCTGTTGCTGATGGTAATTTTCCAAATGCTGGAGACGGGTGTCCATCGTCCGCAGAATCTCCGCCGTATGGGCCGCGTTGGTAGCCTGTTCCTTCACCACCTCGCGAAAATCCAGGTAGATGAACACGGCTATCACAAAACCACCGAAGGTGACGATCTCACGCGTATAATCGCGGATCACTCCCATATATTCCTTGAGGGGTTTACACATGGTCACTTCTTGGTGGGAATTACCTGAACAACGGGCGGAACGTCCGTAACAGGCTGGGCTTGGGAATAGGAAATATGCCCCGGTTCCAGCACCAGGCAGGAGCCGTCCTTGCAAACCACCGTCTTTTCCGCCGTCACGTCCACGGAGTGCCCGCAGCCGGGTTGCGTCAGAATCCCCGCGGCAACCAGGGCCCCAATCACAGCTCCGGCGATGACTTTTGCCCAACTCTCTTTGATACCCCAACCGGTCAGGAGACCAGTCAGCCAACTCACTTTTTCTTTATTCGTGCTCATATTATTTAGTAGTGAAATGCTTGAAAAACTCCACGGCGGCGGGGTCCGTGATGATAAAAGCCGGGTAGTCCGAGGCTGTAAAAATCCTGCGGCCTTTGGTCTCTGCATGGACGGCCTCAACGGTCAAAGACACTGCATCAATCATTGTATAGGTGCCGTCTTCCGCAAGGGTCAGGGCATTTTTTCCCAGCCTTGCCCATACCTGGACGGCTTGCCAGTCCTCGCCCAGTTCCACCAGAGAGGACACAACAGCGGCCATTGCCGGGGCATGGTCCGCGGGAATCTCGTCCTGCGTAAAGCGGGCCGGAGGTCGATAACCGCCCTTGTCCTGATAAATGGGCGTCAGAGTGAATTCCTGCCAGTTGCCGGGCCGGGGGAACTGAATCTGTATTTCTGCGTTGTTCATTCTATAGGTACGTTAATATCTTCAAAATCAGCTGTTTCTTCGGTTTCAACAGCATTGACAGCCAAAGCTTCCAGAGCGTAATAAACCGGATTGACGTTGCCGGGCTGGTAGTTGGTGCGCTCCGCCGCCCCAACAAACACGCTGCCAGATCCACCGGAAATTCCCGGTATATCTGTCACAATGGAGGAAAACCCCGTGCCCGTTTCAAAGGTGGTCACGCCGCGCACCGCGGCAATTTTCCAAAGTTGCTGACTGCTGCCCCCTCCTGTCAGTAAATACAATGAGCCATAGGCGTCCCCATAATCCCCGGCATTGTACGAACGGGGGGCATATTGATGATAAATGACTTTATTGACAATATAGGGAATTGGCTCGTTTTGCGTCGCCGGGATAAAGCTGGTTGTGGTCTTTACCATCCACTTCCGCGCGGTCTCGGCTGCGTAGATTTCCCGGACACGCACGACATACCCGCCGCGCGCCGTATCGCGCGCATTATCAAACGTAATATCCAGAATTTCGCCGGTATTATAGGCCAGTTCATTACCGGGAATGATGCTGTAAGAATCCAGCGTTAAATCTTTCCGCACCGTCCTTGACCCCCGCCCAATGCCCACGGTCAATTTGCCCGCGGACGTTAATTGCCAGTGAATGGCAAACCCCGCAAAACTGGAATAATTCCATTGCCCGGCCGGACCCGTAAAAGCACAAACGATCGTGCTGTGCGTATTCGCAGGAACGTTCACCCGCGCGTACAGCCCAGCAACAAGAACAAAAGTTTGCGCCGTCCCGGTGGCTGTGATGCTGCCCGTATTAAGGTAAAAATGAAGGGAAAAAATGTCTGTCACCCCGGCCATGCCCGCCGCGTACAGGCGATTAACCACCCCCGTGGCTGTCGGTGCCCCCACGGCAAGCGGAATATTGACGCCGCCATTAGCGTTAAGTGTGCTTGCAAAAGTGGCGGGTCCAATACAGTTCAGGCTTGCCCCCTGGGCAATGTTAAGCATGCCCGTTTCATACATCATTGTTCCACGCCACCAACCTCCACTCCGTACATCAAGGGACTGCCAAAATCTCGTGATGCCGTAAATCTGATTACAAGTCCCCGCGCTAACGGTTCCATCCGACCGCCCTGCGACAAATGGCCCGTTAATGGATGCCGACATCACAGTAATATTGCCGGCCAGCGTCATATTTCCCTCGGCGTCCACCTGCGGAATAGCCGCCAGAGCATTAGCCGCCGCTGTTGCAGAGTTGCCCGCGCTAGTGGCAGAATTCGCGGCATTAGTCGCGGCCGTATTGATGCGACCTTCCGCCTGATCTATAGCCTCTTTAGCGGTTTCGACACGTTGGACAAGGGGCGTGATTGTTCCTTGCGCTTCCTTTCCCGCCGCCTGAACGGCGGAAACGGCGTCCGCCTGCGCTCCGGAAATCTTATCCGTAGCAGTTTTTTGTGCTCTCCCCACGGCAAGAACAGAATTGGCTTGCTTGTCCTGAATAGCATTAACAGCCTTACTCCCGGCCTCAACAATCTTCTTCTCCCCGTTGCTGACCGTTTCCGGCCAGGTGGCGGCCAGCGACTCCACATCCGTTTTTGCATCATTGGCACTCTTAGCGTCACGGGCTGCGTTAGTTGCGGATGTGCCGGCAGCGGCTGCGGAATCGGCGGCAGCCCTTTTGGAGGCCAAAGCGGAACCTGCATAACCTTCCGTTTCTTCGGCTTTTTTCACCACAGTTTCATACATCATTTCCCATTCCGGCCAGGCAGAATTCGGCAAATGCTCATCCCCTATCAACCCCGGCTCCAGATAGAAATTCAATGGAAGCGAATGATAAACACCTTTCCCTTCCTCCGTCTCCACCAGCACGGCCACCCGCGCCTCTATAGTTTTGCCCTCCGCTTCCCTGGCCGCCGCCCGTATTTCCTGTGTATCAAAATCAACCACCATTTCCACGGCCCCGCCCGTTATTTGCCCTTCTTGGTAAGCCAATAACTGCCCGTTCCTCTTATGATAGGCCGCCAACGTAACGCGCCCGGCATCAAGCTCACGCCCCAAAAAGGATAAAGACACGGGCACATCCTGCCTGCGGACAAGACGCACCCCGCACAAATTCATATTTTCATCACCCGCGCGGTTCCGAAAAATCCCGCTCTCAATATCCAAATAAAGCTCCATCCTACCCTTCAGGAGCTTTTTCAAAAGTCTTGGAATCAGGACCGCTAGCATGCAATATCCACCACATCACCCGCGCGCACGCTTCACGCAGCGTCTCCCCATATTGCTCTTGAAATTGCCGGTAAAAAGACATCTGCCCGCAATGAGCGGCACATACCCCGCTCTTGGCAATTTCCGCAATCTTGACCAGCAGGGACGGATCACATGTCCGCACGCCGATTAAATGACGCCCTCCGCGGAACTCCAGCATATCTACTCCTTCCCTCCCGTAGAGATAAGCCACAATTTGAGAGATCGTCACATCTTCCGGGTACTTCTGCTTCCCCTCCGGCCATTCCCTTTGCGCCAATAGCTCCAGAGCATCCCTCATGGCAGCCCTGGTCATCCAGTAGCAACAACCGCTCCACGCCAAAGGCTCGGCACATTGCATACCCCCGGCAAGCTTGTTCCGCTCTTTCAGGGATCGGACAATTTCAGCTTTATCCATAAGCAAGGTATCTGCATCTATCTTCACCACAGGCTCTTTGCCCGGTATATCCAGCATGCAGCCTAGGATGCCCCGCACACATTCCAGACCATTCAAATTTCCACGCCGGGGAAAATACGTCACCTTGTAACTCACATCCTTCCCCGCGGGTATCTGCCCCGGCTCTAACGGGCGCGCCCCGTCATCAAATAAATAAATTCTGGCATTACAATCCGCCCGCCGAATTTGCTTAACGCACAATTCAAGGCATTTATAGTCTTCCCTGTAACAGAATATTGCGTAGTTCATTTTTATCAATTTATCGGTGAATAAATTTTGGAAGTCACAATCCATTCCCCCTGCTGGATATAGATTTTCCCGTTTTCGTCCCGGTGCAGGCGTATTGCGTGGTCGCTATCGCAAGCCAACACCGTCCATGAATCGCTTATAAGATTATCAGAGCCATCCGGCTCCGTGTCTGCGTACAGCTCCACAGCCAATTTATTATTCCGCAGAAACAGGCCTACCTTCACACCGTTGACGGCATCAGACCAACTTGATTCATAATCCAGCACCACATATTTCCCATTTTGGCGGAGTGGAGTACGGAAAGACAATGATTCTTCCGGAGTTCCGGGAGTTACTTCCAAAGACAAAGTACCCCTGCCCACCGCAGACAAGCCCACTTTATATCCTCCGCCCACGTCATGCTTCTGCGTGTCCACAGTCAAATCCAATTCCCCCTTTAGCCCGGCTGGAGATACGGACAAATTCACCGGCCATTTCCCGCCATCATCCACGCTGGAATCTACGGAGGAATCAATTTTTATTTTTAATATATCAGTTTCTTCCTCAATTCCTTCTCCGTTCTGCTGCTTTTCATATTCAAGACCATCCCCCGCTTCCGGCATTTTACCGGATGCGGAAAAATAAATGCGTCCATCTTCTTCTTTGAGCAACACAGAATCATCAGAAGCACACAAAAGTTTGAATTTGTAAGGTTTTCCCTTGTTCCCTTTTTCACCGCCTTCTTCACCCTCCCCCGCGCCTTCCTCTTCTTCATAAATCAGGGAACAATCTCCGCTGGAAGGTTCCTTTGCGTCCTCAATAAGAGCGGCAATTTCTTTTTTCCTCTCTTCCGCTGAATCCACAATCTCTATCCCCTTCCCGGCTTTCAACCCCAATTCATCAGGAGCAACCCCGCAATAAACCGCTCCCAGGGCATACTGTTTTACCGATACCAGAGACGGCAAATTACCATCCTCCGGCAAGGGTTCTTCAAGCTTCTCCACCTTCGCCAATAGGAAGCAATAAGTAAATTCCTCTTCGGCTGCTTCATCATCCGGTTCCGCTACATACTGGAGCGGCTTGGAAGATCCTTTCGTTTCTTTCAGTTCCGCACTTGTAATGACGCCATCCCCGGTGCATTTCACTTCCAGCCAAATTTCCCCCTCTTCTTTCGGCGCCACCTCCCAGGTGCCTCCGCCGCGCTGCGCCAGTTGCCCGGCTATGTAAATATCGCCCTTCTTTACATAGGCCATATCCGGCGCGCCTTCTTCATCCGTATCAACCACAACCCTCCAACCCTCATTCAGGGAACTTTGAGCATAATGAACATGGCCGCTCCACGCCTCATGATACTTCAAGACCTTTTCTCCGGCTTCATCCGTTTCTTCCTCGAATTCCCCAAGATAAATTCTAACCGCGCGAGCCAGCCCTATTTCCTCCGCCGTCACTTCCGCATACGTAATGCAATCATGGTTATCCGCGCTCCGCTCAAGATACAAAAATACCTTATCCCCTCCCTGCACGGACAAAAAAGGCGGTTCCTCCGCCTGATCCATCTTCTCCCCGTTAAGTTCCGGCTTAATGCGCCGCACGCCTCCCGGATGCACTTCAAAAACCATGCCGGGCCAGAAATACGCCTTATATCCCGCATCCCCTTTTTCCAGCCTCTTCAGCGTAAACGGCTCTCCGTCTCCTGCTTTGTTCCTCCCCCCCGTCGGTCTTATGGTTAATGACGTGCCGCCCAGCCCCCGGTTAAATGTATAACCAACCCCGTTCTGCAAGCGGCAAGACTTGGCCAACTGCTCCAGCTCCCGGCACCCCTTAACCAGACGCCTCAACTTAGACGCGCTCAACTCTTCCCCTTGATTAAAAAACGGCCAGCTAATCATAAATCAATATAAATCAGAATCCCAGCCATCCGGACCGCTCAACCTCCAGGAAACCGTCTGACGCCAATTCCCGGTGCCCGTCCTGCGGCCGCTCACGCCCTCCTTAATCCAATTATATTTTCCGCTTACCGCGGGCGCGCCGCTGCCCGGAGCCCCTTTTTTTCCGACCCCGGCCATGCTCAACGCCTGCACGGTAGAAGTGACGGAAAACACCCCGCCGGGACACAAAAAACTAACCTGCCCTTTACGCATTTTTTCCATGGCCTTCTTTCCGGCCTCCGATTTCACAACATCCTCAATCACCTTATCCTCTTTCCCAAACGTATCTTTAGGAGAAGCCCCGGACGCCATAGCCATCAACGCATCTTTTTCTTCTCCGTCTATATCCTGAAAATCCGGATGCGTCAGCAACGGCTGTTCAGAGCAGGAATAATCCATGGAATATTCCACTTCCTCTCCTCCACCGAATTCAAAAGACGTTTCCCGCGGCAACTCGTAATAGAGCGTCACCCTCACCATATCCCCCTCCATTCCTTCCATGCTTATCTTTTTGAGCCTCAAAGCGGCATCATCAGGATAAGCGGACCCTATTGACGGACACCGGGTATTCCAGCCCTCCTGATTGTCCGTGTAAACAATCCTCCCCACAGCCCTTACTTCCCCTTCATCCCCCCGTTCTATTTCCAGCGTCTTTTCATGCGTTTCCCGCTTCTTAATGTTAATTTTTCTTCCCATATTTATTATTCTCTCTCTATCATTTAGCGGCTATTTCAATATCCCAGCCTGGCCACCGTTTTCAGGGTTCCCCTCCGCCCCGCGCCCGTGTTTTTCACGATCTGCTGAAGCAAATTTGTCTGCTTCCTCGCTTCCGTAAGCTGCGGCATGCTCCCCATCATGGAGCGGCCCCCGCCGCCCACTTGCGCCAGACTGTCCGCTATGGGTCCGCTCCCTTCCTTCCGGTCCTTCCGCCGCTCCACAATATCCTCCAACCCGGCCATGCCGCGGGCACGCCTCATGGCCGTCTTCCTGTCTATCCCCAAGCCGCGCTGCTGGTCATAAATTTCCTTCATGCGCTCCGCCATCTTCAGCCGCCGCTCTTCCGCCTTGTTTCCCTCCGCCTGAGCTTTCAACAGGGCCATTTGCCGGCGGTATTCGCGCCCGGCCTGCGCCCGGTTCCTGTTCTGCTCCAGGGCGGCTATTTCACGGGCCGCCGCGCCGGCGCGGGCCTTGCTCATGCCATCCGCCTCATATTGGTTTTGCAGCTCCAGCACGCGCGCCTGCTCCTGCAACACGCGCAGCTTATCCTTCTGCCCGTGGATTTCCGCGCGCAGCAGGGCAGCCTGCTTCTGGTGTTTAGCTTCCGCCTTGTCCCATTCCTTATTCCGCTCCACTATTTCACGATCCACCTCTTCCACCTTGCCAAGCAATTCATACAGGCTCTTGATTCTGGATTCCACCCCCTCCAGATTCAACATGCCGTCCACGGCGTCCCCGCCATCCAGCAGGGCTTTCTGCTCCGCAATGGCCTTCTTGAGACCCTCCATGCTCCCATATCCTCCCAGCAGGTCTTTTTTCCGGTCCTCCAGCCCCATTCCGCTGCGCCGCCTCTCCCTCTCTTCTTCCGCCCGGTCATAATCCAAGGATAACAATTCATCTTGTATTTCCCTGATTTTCTCCAGCGTCTTCTTCCGTGCCTCTTCCGTCTGCTGCCCGCGCTGCGCCGCCCGTTCCCGCGTCTCCGCCGCTTTGGCGTTCGCTTCCGCCACCTGCTGCAACTCCTTCCGCTCACGTTGCAACAGCACCAGCCTATCCTGCACCGCAACCGTCATTCTCCCCAGCGGATCTTTCGCCAGCAGGTCTTCTTCTTCGCGCTTCAGGCGTTTAATTTCAGCGTCATATTCATCCATGACGCGCCCCACGTCCTGCTTGCTGGATGCCTCCCCGGCCATCTTCCACAAGCGTTCATCAAAATCATCATTCGACCGTTTGAAATTCTTCTTTTTGTCCTGAACGTCTTTAGGAACAACACCACTTGCCTCCCTGTTCGCCCTGTAAATCTCCGATACCGCATAGGAAATAGCCGCAATGGCCGCCATAATGGCCGGCCCCTTCAGGGATCCGGCCAAATCGGCCCCCATGCGCGCCCATGTGCGTTTCGCGGTCAACCCCACCGCCCGAACGGCTGAATCAAACCTCTTCATATTTCCCCCGGCCAGGCGCAATTCATTGTTGTAATCCACCCGGAAAGCCGCGGCCGCCGCCTGAATGGAACGCCCCACGGAAGAATTTGCCGCCATGCCTACAGCCTTCCACGCCCCCCAGGCCAGAATGCCGCTACGGATCATCTTTTCAACCCGGCCGCCTCCCGCGGCTACTGAAGCCAGGCCGCCCCCTACTGCGGAAACGATAGGCGCGGCCGCTTTCACAATCCCCCCCAGCAATTCGCCCGTTTTCCTCAAGCCGCGCTCCACCTCCGGCCCATGACCGGCCCATGACGCGCCTATGGAGTCCATGGCATCCTTGATGCCGCTTGTTACCGGTTCCGCAAAAATACGGCTCAACGCTCCAACCTTGCCTTTCAGGGTCTCCACTCTGCTCTCTATATCCTGCGTATTTTTCTCCATGGCTCCCTCAAACTGTCCTCCGGCAGATCCCATGGAAACTAAAGCCCCCATCAAATCCCGGAAACCAAGTTTTCCGGTTGTCATCATCTTATTCAATTCCGCCCTGGTCTTTCCTGTTCGTTGACCCAGCACGCCCATGACGTTAATACCGCTATTCATTAGCGGTTCCAAAACTTCCATAGTTACGCGGCCCGTTTGGAAAGCTTTGGAAAGACGGATGCCTATTTGCTCCAAACTCATTCCGCCGCCCGCAGCCACATTGCCCAGCGACTCCAATGTGCTTTTTAACTCGCTCGCCCTGACGCCGCACCCAAGAAGCAACTGCGCCGCCCGTTGCGTTTCCGCCAGCCCGAACGGCGGCGTATCAGCAAAATCCACCACATCCCGCGCCGCTTCCGCCGCGCTTGACGCGCCGCCCGTGAATGCCTCCATGCGCCGGGTTACTCTCTCCAGGTCATCCCCGCCCGCCAGCATGGCGGAAAACTTGCCCCAGCCTGCACGCAGGCCGTTAATGGCGGCCCCTACCCCCGTAATGGTGGCGCTCATATTGATAAGACCGGCATTCAGCCGTTTACACGCCTTCCGGCCCTCCTGATCCATGCCCTTCAGCCCCTTCACGGCCTCCCCCGTGCTTCCGCCCACGGCCCCCTGTAAGGCTTCGGACACGCCGCTTGCCGCTTTCCTGCTTTCCTCCGTTGCGGCAATAAAGCCGGAAGCGTCCCCGTCAATTTTAATAGTTGCCCCTTCGCTCATAATCGTTTTCCGTTGACTATTATTGTAAATGTTCTAAATTTAACCTATGGACTTCATTTTTTACGTCCTGAAAAGAATTCTTGCCGTTGCCTTTCTTGCGGGGGTATCGCTTGCCATCCTGTACCATGGCACTCCGTGGATTATTGCCTTTGTCCTCGTACTGCTCTACCTGCTTTTCCACGGCACCTCCACCCCTGCCAAAAAGTAGAGCAACCGGACTATTCCAGTTGCTCTATCTGTTCCCTCCACGCTTCCCGGGCCTGCTCCAGCACGTCCCCCACATGCCCGGAGGGTTCCGTGTAGCAGCTCCACCGGCACGGCGTCGCGTCATAGCTCCAGACCGCATGCACGTACTGCACCAGCCGCGCCAGCGGAATTTCCCACAGAATTTCCCGTTCCGGCCAGCCCGTCACACGCGCCACCGTCATCAGCATGGCCGCGCCCCAGGACGGCCACGCCCTAAAGGGTCCTCTTCATCCTCCCCTTCCGCCTCCGGAATCACCATCCCCGCCTGAATCACTTCTATGTCCCCCAGCACGGCGCATTCCAGTTCCACCAAATCCCGGCCGGGAATGTTCATAGCAGCCGCTTCCACCAGGGCGCGCCGTTCTTCCTCCGGCGCAAAAACCCCTTCCCTGACTTCCTCCCGGTTTCCCATGTGGACCCACAGGAATTCCGCCAGATAATAGACAATTTGCGCCTGGTCGGTTACGCCCAGGGCTTCCCACATGGACGGATGCCGCCCGTTTTCATCCGGTGCCAGGTTAATTTCCCCAAGCCGGCTGTAAGGATTTCCGATGCGTTGCAACTGCATCATGCTTCCCAGGGTCATGCACCGCAGCCGGTAGTTCTTCCAGCGGAATTCATTTCCCCCGATCAACGCCGCTTCCGTCAGGGCGCGCCTTTCCTGTTCCTGTAGTTCCATCTTTCTTGCTTTTTTGGTTGTCAATTAAGTTAGATTAAAGGCCGGCCGCCAAGAAAACCCTCCGCCACGCCCTGCCAATACGGATCCGCATCCAACCGCACCAGGGCCTTCCTTTTCCCCTTGCGGATGACGGCAAGCGGCACCTGGCTTTTCACAAAATCCAACAACCGCTTGTAATTGTGGAACGCGCACGCCACGTAAGCCAGCGGGCTTTCATTTTCCGGGTCAGTCAGCCAATTCTTATCCCCGAAAAGCTTGATTACTTCCTCCGTCCTAAACCTTCCGTCTTCGCTTTTCGGCTCAAATTGCCAGGTAATTACCCCGCCCGGCGCGGAAAGGCGCGCGCCGCTGCCTATCAGCACGCTTCCGGACGTGCATTTCATGCTTACCCCCAGCGTCAGCAGCAACGCGGCAAGCATGGTGTTTTCCGTTTCGTATCTGGATGCGTTTTCCGTGAAAACAACCACATCACTTTCCAGCTTTTTATTGTCTGCGGCATTCATTAAATCTTACTATCTGACTTTTTTATTCAGGCTTCAGGAGACGGCGGAGGCCCCGAACCCGTAAACAGTTCCGCTCACGTCCATCTTCTGCGCGTCCGTATTCTTCAGGTTGTGCTTGACGCCCTTCAGGAAAACGGTAGTGGCGGAAGGAGTTTCATTCCAAATATCCGGAATTTCATTGGCAAGGGTCAAAGACGCTCCCATTTTCAACGACGCCGCCCCCGTGGTAAGGATTGCGCCGGACATGGAAAAGGAAAGCTCTTCATCAATGATAAGCACTCCGCACTTTTTCCCCTTGTTATCCTTTTGTTCATAAATTTCCTGTTGGCCGTCAAAATCGATCGACTCAACAAAAATTCCTTTTTCCGGTTCGTCAATCCCGTGCTTCGGGACATCTCCAATATGTGCAGGCATAATCAAATTCCTTTCGTGTTAAAGTTCATCTATCTACCCTTCAGGAGCTTTTTCAAAACTGCACGGGCACCGTCATTTTCCACGTCACCGCAAACGCGCCTTCCTCCGCCGCCGCATCCTGCGCGGGCCCCAGCCTTACCTTGCCTATGACCAGGAAATTCCGATAGGGCCGCGGGCTCTCCACGGCATTCAGCCCGGCGCGGTCCACTTCCTTCAGCCGCTCTTCCATCCACGCCTGTAACATCCGTATTTCATCCGCCGTCCGGTCATTGGCGTCCAAATGCAAATCCACGGATATTCCGGCGTGATACGTACAGTACCCGGCCACAATTTCCTCCATTTCCGCCGCCTGGAACAACGCATATTCCTTCCCTTCCCGGTCTTCGTCCACCGCCATCTTCAACGGCACCGGGAACCCGTCCGGAATCCCCCGTTCCGTGTTCCCCCTGTCTTCCTGAAAACGCGCCTCCAGGCACGCAATCACCGCCTTAATCAAACAATCTGCCTGTGTCATCATGAATTAAGTTCCTTTTTCAACTTGGCCACATACCCCTTGATTACCTTTCGCATATCCCGGGCCGCAGAATTCAGCGCATACGCCGCCACCCGGGAAAGCTGCCCCCGGTCAGGATATTCCGGGCAATTCTCCATCTCAAACCGCACCCGGCCGCCCTGAACCGTCAAAGAAGCCGCGCCGTCATAATGGGAGGCGTGCCGCGCGATCCACGCGGGCACCTTCTTCAGCCCGGCCACCTGCGCGCCCCGCAGCCACCCGGCCGCCATCCTCCCCACGTGCCGCCGCCGCTCCGCCAAAGCCCTTCGCACGTCTCCCGCCTGCGCCACTCCCGGAGACATCAGGCCGCCGCCCTTCAGCACGCGCACGCTGCTTTTCCGGCCCATTTTCAGCAGGGTATGGCTCCGCAAAAACGCATCCGCGGAAACGGTGGCCATGCCCTTAAACTTTTTCCCGCGCACCCCCAGCAACACCCCGCCGCGCTTCTTCCGGGGGTAAGCATAGGGCACCGGCCTTCCATCCTCACCGCGCTTCAGCCTCACATCCGTTTCCAACGGATCCCCGCCAATATCCCGCGCAATATGTTCCTCCAACGCTCTTTTTCCGTTTCCGCCATTCTTCAGGCTGTTTGGCGGCGTGGTGCGTATGGCCTTGCTTGCGGCCCTCTTGGCATATTCAAGGGTCAATTCCCTGATGCCGTCAGCCCCCACCTTCTTCACCTCCGCCAGCCTTTTCAGCACGCGGGAAATATCCACTTTATACCTGACTTGCGCCATTTGCCCACCCTTCCGGCTATACTTCGGACAACTCCAGCACCAGGGCCACGTCTCCGGTCCAGTCACGCACCCGCGCAATGCGGAAGGCCCGTCCGCTTCGGACCGCCACCACCTTCCGCCCGGCCGCGGGAACGCTCTTCAACGCCTTCCGCCGCACGCGCAGGGACGTTTGCACCTTGCACACCCGGCCGCCAAGCTCCACCTCATACCAGCCTTCCAGCGGCGCAAAAACGCCCCGGCATTCCTGACCGTCCACCGTCACGCGCTCCCCCCAGGCTTCTTCCTGCTCATGATCCCCAAGGTCCAGCAATTTTTTTATTTCTCCTGATAAGCTCATATCCGTTCAACAAAAACCGGCGCACGGAATTGACACCCCGCGCGCCGGTCCTTTGCTCTCTTTTACCTATGATTCCGCCAAAAACCCGTCAGGCCCCCTTCCTCTTCAGTCGGCCCTGTTTCTTCCCCGCTGCCGTCCTCAACGCTTTCACCTTCCGCCGCCGTCTCCGAAGCTGCGCCGGAAAGCTGTCGCAAATGGTTCTTGTTGCCCACCGCCACGCCGGCCAAAAGCTCCGCGGAAATGTAAACCGTTTCCGTCCCCTGGTCAGGCCAGCACTTCAGCAACAGGGAAATCCCCAGCTTAGGAGATTCTACCACCTGCGTTTCCAAATTCAGCTTCGGATCAATGTTCGGAAGACGGATGGCAACGGCCAGCGCGTCCGGCCGCGTCGCAAAACCAACCCCGGCATTTCCGGCAAGCACGTTCACCCCTTCCACGTAGTGAATTCCCCCCGGAATGGAATAAGCCCCGTCCGCCAGGTTAAGAGCAAGCGCATTCGTGGGAATCAGCCTGGAATAATACATCCGATCCAAATAAACGGCATCCGCGCCATTAGTCATGGACGGCCAAATCACATCCGCCATCATTTCCGGCTTGAACCCGGCCCGCGGGCCAATATTCACCACTTCCGCCCCGGAATCGGCTATGGCGGCCATCAGGTCCTTCCAAAACGCCTTGGCGACCGTCCGAACAAGCGTTTGCACCTTATTCGCAAGCTGCACCCCGCTTTTCCTTTCCTTATAGGACAGGCCAGCCGGCCGGGAATAACGGTTCAGCGTCACGGAAACGGAGCTGGTTTTCAGCTCGCTTTGATTCCAGTCTTCCGTATTTTTCAACGCCTCCCCGGCTCCGTCAATCACTTCCACCTTGACGGAATCGCCGTCCGTCTTGAACTCGCCGGACACGTCCAGAGAAAACCGGCTGATTGAAGCCAATTCTTCTTCTAGGGTGGCAATAGCCGCCTGTGAAACAATGGTCCAGTTCAAACCGGCGACATCATTTCCTTCCATCACGGCATTCCGTGGAATGTTCATCAATGTTTTTTTGTTCATATTTTATTTATGTTTAGGTTCTGTTAGTAAAAATCTATCTATGGCGGCCAAGATGCTATTTCCCCGGCTGCTCCGCCAGCCGCGCGGCCTCCTGCGGATGCCCCATAATCCATTCCAGCGCATCCTGCGCGGCCATCTCCCGCAGCTTTTCGTTCGTCATGGCAGGTTCTTTCTTTCCGGGTTCTTCCGTAGCTCCCTCCGCGGGCGGCAGCCCAACCGGAGCAACCCCTATAGCCGCCATTTCCCGCACAACGGCCTCCTTCACGCGTTGCTCAAATTCCCGCTCGTGCGCCTCCATCACGCGCGCCTGCTGCCCCTGCATGCCCCGGAACCCGTCATTTTCCGCCGCCAGCCTTTCGTTTTCGGCCACCAGCCGGGCAACTTCCCGTTCCAGTTCCTCCACGCTGTTTTTCCCGGCAAGCCCCACGGCGGCCATCATGCGGCGCAATACCGTGTAATTCTGCGGCGGCCCGCCCTTCTCTTCTTCGTCAGGGTCTTCCCCTTCCCCGCCGCCGTCCTCTTCTTTCCCCGGCGCGGCCGTTTCCTTTTGGCCGGACTCCGCAGCGGACGGAGAAATCACTTCGTCACACCAGCCTTCCTTCACGGCCGTTTCCGCGTTCATCCACGTCTCCGCATTCAATACGGCCATCACGTCTTCCGCGCTCTTTCCGGTACGCTCCGCGTAAATGCCTGTCACTTGCCCTTCCGCGTCCTTCAGATCCGCCGCGTAAGCCTCAATCTCTTCCACCGTCCCCACCGCGCACCCGCGCGCCCGGTGGACCATATAACGGGAATTTTCCGAAATCAGCACACGGCCCGCCGCACAGGCAATCAGCGTCGCGGCGGAAGCGGCTACCCCGTAAATTTTGGCCGTCACCTCCATCCCGCACCCCTTGATAATGTCGTAAATCCCGGACGCCTCAAACAAATTGCCGCCCATGGAATTCAGGATGACTTCAAACTTCGTGCACCCCTCCGCCTTCAACTCTTCAAGGTGCTTCGTAAATTCGTCAACCGTGGCATTGCCGTAACCGATATAACCGGAAATGGCAGCCACCCCTACCTTCTCTTCCGCCTCCATGATGCGGGAAAAGGCAAGCATGCCCGTTTTTTTCTGTTCACCGGCACCGCCTTCCAGACGTGCCGCCATCTGCGCAAAAACAATCTTATTCATCACTTATTACTGTTCTGTACCCTTCAGGAGCTTTTTCAAAATTGCTATTCATGGGGATGCAAGCCATCTTCCTCTTCCCCGCCGCCCGTTCCCGGCTCTTCATCTTCCGGTTTCTCCGCCGCCGCGGCTACCCCGCCGCGGTTCGCTCCCGGAATCACCTCTTGCAGGGTCAGTCCGTTCCGGGCGCAGGCTTCTTTAGCCATCTTCAGATTCCGTATCTTATTCTTCACTATTTCCTCAAACGTGCATCCGTAATTGGCAAGGCACCAGCCATCCTGATCCGCCAGCGCGGAATCCACCAGGTTAATCATCAGATTCCCTTCCCGCCCCAGGTCAATAGTCATGTCGCTCATGGGCGTCCACAGGCACCGCACCCAATGCGGATCCCTGCACAAGCGCAGCCGTCCCAGGGCCATTTCCCGCGCCAGCATGAAACGCCACACCCGCACGCACCACATTTGCCTGTAGGCATGCCTGATTTTCAGCCAACGCTTCAGCTTTTGCATCACGAACCGGATGCCGCCGCTTCCCAGCTTGTCAGGCTCCCACAGCAACGCCGGAGAAAGCCCGATGCCATAAGCCACCTCATCCATCAAATGCTTCAGCAACGCCATCACATTAGGAGACGGCCTGTTATCCGTCAGCACCTTCAAATCCCGGCCGGGCGGAAGCTGGTGGACAGTAGGCCCCCCCAACACCTGCTCCACCCTGCGCCCGTCCGGCCCCACGGACACCTTGCCCACGGTCCCCATGCCCGGCCGTTTCTCCGCGTCCCCCGTTTCCACCAGCCCAACGGAGGCGGCCAGCTTGGCAGACTGCTTGACATACCCAACAATATCCGCCTCATCATGCAAATTCCGGATAGCGCGGTGCAAATCGGACAGGCCGCGCGGCTTCCCGCCGCCCATGTTATGCCGGTACAAAATAGCATCACGGGCCGGAATCACCGTCACCTCCCCCTTGTCCGGATGCCGCAGCCCATAGGCCGCCGTCCTCCCGTTTTTATCCCGCATCACGCCGCAATTCCACGCCTTCCCCCCATCAGCCGGAGATTGCACCTGTGGGGCCTCGTAAAACGCGAACGCCCCGCCGTCATCCGGCCCGCTGGTCAGCACCGTCAGCATGTCGCCGTCAATCACGCGCTGCCGCTCGCTCCAAATTTGAGCCGTAAAAAAATTCAGCTCTCCGCGGGCGTCAAACAATTCCGGATTCACGGCCCGATTCATAAAAATCTGGTCCGCCTCATGGTTCCAATCTTCATCACCCGTGCAGGCATGAGGCACCAGCCAGCCCAGCAACTCCACCACATCCGCCACAGCCTTCCCGGCAAGCCCGGAATTCGCTTCCAGATTCCGCGCGTTGCGCCAAACCCGGTCCAGCGTCCAGGAATCCACTTCAAACCGGCTGTCCAGCGTAGGCCAGTATAACACGCTGGAGCCTCCAAACTGCAACGCGGCCGCATACCCTCCCCACATCTCCCGCCGCGCCGTTTCCGGTTCCCGGTTCATCTTCACCCGCGCGCCATGACCGCGGCGCGCCCCGGCATAAACATTCCTCTTGTTCCTGCCCATGGTCAAAAGCGTGTTATGGTATGGTCAAACCGCACTTCCCGCACTCCGTCATCCGCGGCGGCCAGGCCGGAAAAATCCCCTTCCTCCATCTTCTTGACCGTGATTGCCTCCTGCAAGCAGGCTATATGGTCCTTTAAATTCATGGTCTCCTGCGCGGTGTAGGACGTTCCGCCGCCTGTGGAGGCCCCGGTTATTTCCTTGCGCCCTTCCAGTATCGCCAGCTTTTCCCGCAGCATTCCCTGCAAATCCGGCAAATCATAATTTTCCACATAAGCCTGTACAATGGGATTCATACCCTTCAGGAGCTTTTTCAAAACCCGCTATCATCCGCCACAACTCCCGAATGTCATTGACTTCCTTTCTCACATATCTTTCCATATATTCCCATGACGGAAGAGAATAAAGAATTCATTGATGCCTATATCTTCATGACCTATGAGAACATGCTTAAAACATTGGAAAAGGAACGCCTCAAAGTCCTTTTCCCGGAAGAATGCAATGATCCATTCGAATTCATGTCAGCCCCGCCAACAAAATTGCCAGACGGATATACCTCTTTCGATAGCACTCACTTGCGCAAGGAATACGGCTTCCTGAGCTTTACCAAAACCTATAAATCACCCACCATGTGGGCACACTATGCTGATAACCATAAAGGATGCTGCGTGCATTTCAGATTTCCCTCTCTCCCGGAACAAAATAGTTCGTGCAGAATATTAGCTCCTCAAGAAAATCCTCCCTATAAATATAGACAATTGCGTGTAGAACATGAAGGAGAATGCTTTGCTTCAACACAAAGTTCAAAAACACATGAAATAACTAAGCATGTTATACTATATGATGTTCTCTATCAGAAAGAACGTGCAGAATTCGATGGAATTTTATCAGGACATACTGCATATGGAAATAAATTGGAATTCAGAATAAATACTATTTTTATTACAAAAGATAAATCCTGGGAATATGAACAGGAACAACGTATTATTATCCCGACATCATTTCCTACAGAAGTAGAAGACAATTTAATATTCGTGAGAGGATTCAATCCATATATAAAAAGCGTCATGTTGGGGATGCACTGCCCCTATTCTGAAGGATTGACGCAATCTCTCATCAACGCTTTTACTTTAGGAGAAAAAAATGGTACGAAAATCACCTACAGCTCTAAAAAATGTGATTGTATAAGTGTCAGCAGGGTCAAACCAACGAGCAATACCTTTGAAGTCATTTCGGATGAACACGAAGATTTTTTAAAATTTCTTAACGAAAAAGGAAAATAACGCTCTTTCTTCCCCAGTTGAACACCATCCGCATCAGACCGGGCCGCCTGATTCGGAATCTCCTGAAAAATCTTCCACAAAAAAAGCCCCGCACTGGTGCAACAGTACGGGGCTTATTTAGAAAGGCGGGAGGCTCTACAATCCCTGCTGACTTTTCTATAGAATATATAAGAAAAACGTCAACGGCCCGGACTATACCCCCCACCGGGAAAACCCGCACTAAAAATAAAACTCCATTTGTACATCATCCGTAACAGACTGCTCCACCTGTTCCAGCACATCCTGAAAAGCCGCCCTCAACGCCTCTTCATCAAACGCCAGCGACAACCGTTCTACGAACGCATCAAAAAGAACCTTCACCAATTCCGGAACCTCCCGGCCCCGCTCCGCGTGGTACTGTTTCAACGTCCAGAAAAACGCCTGCCGCTTGTCCCAAAAATCTTTCCACGCCGCATTCAGCCCCGCGCATTCAGGGTGCAGCCATTCCCCCTCCAACAGCCGCGCCGGCGTATCCGGAGGCAGCCCATGCTTTTTCAGCAACCGCGCCTTATACAGCCCTGCTTCCAAAGCCGCCTTCAGCCTCTCCAGCACGTCATTCTTCCGGTACTCCTTCATTCTGCTTCCTTTCTTCAATCGCGTTCATTTCTTCCGCGTAAAAATCCCCGCGCCGCACCCACCAGGACACCTGCCCGATTTTTACGCAGTCTCCATAATGGTCATTCGGCAGCTTCCGCCATTGCGCCAGCCCGCCGCCCCTTGGCTTCTCAAGCTGCTGCCCGGACAAGCCGGCCAGCAAATCCTGATCCGCATCTTCCGGCAAATGCAGGGCCGGAGCCGCCCCTTTCTGGATGCGCCCCGCGTAAAGCTCCATTTTGGCGGTGCGGTCCACGTACAAATAAAGCTCCAGCCCCGGATGCGACTTCACTTCACTAACATTCCAGCTTCCGAAATTCGCGCCGCTCCCCTTCGTAGGCCATAGCTTGCCGTAATACTTATAACACTCGTCATAAACCTTCTGCGCCCAATCCCCGGAATCAATCAGCCCAAAATCAGGACGCACCCCGCCCCACTCCAGGCTTTCAAAATGGGCTCCGATGCCCGGCGTCGCGTCCGTCGTGCTGATGCCCAGCAGGGTCCCCCAATCAACCACCCATGTTTCCCCGCCGCGCCCTATCGCCTGCGCCACCCAGTGAGTTTGATTCTGGCCGGGGTCATAGGCCACGACCAGATAATAATAATGCCGCGGCAACTCTCCGCGCCGGCACACACCGCGCAGCCCCCGCACGCTGTCATCCCCCACCTTGATTTCATACTGCGTAAACGGCAACGCCTCCCAGCCGTTCCGGAAATTGTGCAGGGCCACCTGCCGGAACAGGTCATTTTGAGCCACGATGAACTTCCGCGCCATCTGCCCCCATGTCACAAACGGGGAATAAAGGGAATTCAGGTGATACCCCCGCCGCGCGCGGGAGGCGTTCGGATTCGTCGGCCGCCACTCCCCCTTTTCCATCATCCCAATCTTCTCCCAATCCTCCACCCGGCCCTCGCAATGCGGGCACACGTAAAACGTATGATCCTGCACCCAATCCGCCAGCGCATCCCCTTCCAGATCCTCCCGCCTTTCCCATTGCACCGTATTCCGGCTAAACTCCAGGGGCATCATTTCCCCGCAGCGCGGACACGGCACATAAAACTTCCGCATGTCCGTGGTAATAAAATTCTGCCAGAAATAAGAATCTTCAGAAGAAGGCGTGGACGCATGCAGAATCTGATACCGGTGAAAGCCCTTCGCGCGCTCTTCAATCAGGTCCACCGGGTGCGCTTCTTCCTTATTCTCATGCTTATACTTCGCTTCCTCGTCCATCACGCAGCGCATAATGGGCCTGCTGGACAAATTGCCCGGCTCCGATACGCCCACCATGTAAAGCTCCATGGAATCCAGGCGCATTTCCGCCGCCGTGAAGGCGTCAGGGTCACGCCGCTTATGCCGCGCCAGCACATCATTCTTGGATATAAGCGGCTGGAGCCGCGCCCGTGAAAACGACCTGGCAAGAATTTCCGTAGGCAACGCCCACAACATGGGCGCGGGGTCATTGTCAATGAAATACGCCGCCGCAATCAACAGCGAAACCGTCTTGCCGGACTGCGTGCCGAAGCACCAGTAAATATGCTGCAACCCCTCTTCCCTGATGCTTTCCAGCGGTTCCCGCATATACGGCATGCGCGCCGTGGAAAACCGCCCCGGCGCGTTCGGTGAAGTCTCCCGTGGCAAGACCAGGCATCTTTCCGCCCATTCCACCACGCCCGGCCGTTCATGAATCTTCAACTTGCTAAACATGATTCAACAATCCGTTTATTTCCGCGTTCAGGTCATCAATCTTCCTGTTCCACTCCCGCGCCCATTCGTCCCAGGCTTCATAAAAACGCGGCCGCCCGGCCGCCTCCAGCCGGGAACCGATAAAATCCCTCTGCTGCGCCATCAGCTCCGCCAGCGGCGCAACGCCCCGCGTTCGCATCTCGTGAAACACGTGAACCGGCACCAGACTTCCGGCCGCCTCCTGGAGCCTCTGCTCATGCAGGCCGGCCCGCTCCCAATTCGCGCGCGCTTCGCGCACGGCACGGGTGAACGACGCAATCAGCCCCACGTCACCGGACCGGGCGGCCGTTTCCAGTTGCTCTTCCATCCTCTTCAAAATCTGCCATGCGCTTTCCTTCGCCTCCCCGGCCCGCGCCAAATCGGACGCTCCGCCCATGGGTGCGCCCTCTCCGCCGCCTCCGGCCGCTTCCGCGGAGGACGGCGGAAACTGCGCCGCCAGAAAAGCCCTCCATGCCGGGGAATCCTTGGCCGCTTCTATCTGCGCCCAACGCAAAGACTTTCCATTCTTCTCCGCGAAAGCCTTCTTCAACGCGCCGTTTACTCTGTCTCTCTTCTGTTTCATGACTTCGCTCCCTCTACTATTAAGCGAAATTTTCAAAAACGAAAAAAAGCCCTCCAAATCAGCCGCTTTCCCCCGTCCGCCGCCCGGAAGACGAAAAAAACGCCTCCTTCCGTCCGCTTTTGCGAAAAAACCGCAGTCCCACGCGAACAAAAACACGGCCATCCCCCTTCATGGTGCGCTAAAAAAATCCCTTCATGAACACTCCCGCTTTTCCCTGTGTCCGCCGAACTCCGCGATCAGGGCCCTTCAATTAAAAGATTCCTTGCCGCCCCCCACCGGCACCTGCCATCATGCGCCCGCATGGCGGCCCTGCTCTGCGCGCCGTTTGCGCCTTTGCCCCGTGTTTTCTTTTCGGAATCTTTTTTATATATCATTCTTCTATCCGTTATTATCCGGTAATAAGTACGCAAGTACGCTATAAGATACATATTCACCTTATCATCAAACGCTTATTCCCTGCGCCGTCATCCTGCCCCACGTTTCAAAAACGCGCCGTTATCTGCCCCCGCTCCGGCATGTTCCGCCTTGCGAAGCACTCTTCAAAACCCCACGCCCCCTTTCAATCCGCACAAAAGCGCGCCGTTCCCGGACAGGAAAGACGCCTACCCAATCCCAAATGAAAGTGTGAAAACACCATAATACGCATCAAGTACACAAACCAATAGAACAAATATCCTCATAATCAGCCAATATGAAATATTTATTTATAATTAACAATATTAAAATAACTTCATAACATTATTAAAATTATTACAATAAAAATCATTCTAACATATATCATTTTTAATTGATACACAAAATATTATACACTATACTACAGTAGTGTTGACCAATGTAAGGCATCTCATGAGTTCAGTAGAATCAGATGAAGATAAACCTAATTCTAAAAATTCGAACATTAACGAATTGGGATATATAGAAGCACTTAAACAGCTCAGAATACACGCACCCCTAATTTGGATAAGAAACAATTTTTTTCTACTAACTCAAACAGGTTTGATTGCTTACTATTTCAGAAAAGAAGATACGCCTATATTCAGCTCTTTAATTCTCTGCATCCTTGGCTTAGCATCATCAATAATATGGACCATTGTAATAAAAGAAGGAAGAGAAATTCAGAGAAAATGGAGAAAAATTGCTATAGATTTTGAAAATAAAGTCTTTACTGATCATGAAAACCCAGGCCCCTTGAAATATGCAGATCAACAACTTGGGGAAGGGAAAAATTTAAAGGTGTCTATAACAACAATACTTATTATATTAGGCTTAATATTTTCATCCATATGGATTATTTTAATCATAAAAATACTTATACTTATTCCTGTTCACGGCCTGAAATACATAACAAGAATAGAACAACCACAAATTGATAATTTCATAGTATTTATTCAAAACGTATTCAAATAAAAAATAATTCAACAGGCTATTAGCCAAACCCATGGTTTCCACCATGGGTTTTTATTGACCGCGTGCAAAGATACAAAAAAGGCGCCATGAACTGCTCATGGCGCCGGAAAAAAGAGAAAGCTGGCATCGCGTACGGGACTCGAACCCGTGTTGCCCGCGTGAAAGGCGGGAGTCCTAGACCGCTAGACGAACGCGACTTTTAGGTTTGCAGGGACTGCGCAAGGGAGTAAATACTACCGGAGACCAAAATGCAAGAACTATTTACGCAGAGCGGAAAAAAAGTATACTTCCTGCCACTCCCATCATTATTTTACGACCCTGATAAACAGCCAGATTTTCTCCATCATTCTCATACTCTTCTACCCTTTTCACCTTGAGCTTTTATCTTTTTCCCTGTAGCAAGAGGCCGCTTAAAACCTACTAAAACAACTTCCGCGCCCCGGCGTTCCTCCCTTACCGTCCTGATCACCTTCACCTGTCCGGGAATAATCCTTCCAGAGTGGTCATAAATTCTTACCACTTTCTCCCCCAAGCTGGCGGGTATATCTGACTTTCTACTTTCTTCCACATCGTATTCTTCAACCTCAATTTCATAAACCAAGATCCCCTTGTCCACCTTCTCCTTATATTCAAAAGTTTTCCGGGTTGCCTTTTCTTTTTTCGGGATCTACATACTTGACTAACCACAGGTTCCTCATCACTCGGCTCTTTCCTAATCAGTCATTGCAAAACTACCTATCGCATGTCACTTTGAGAAAATCCCAGTTTTCATTACTTCCAAATGGTGCAAATCCGCAATTTCAGCTGTTTCAATAAAATCATATTTTTTATGTGACCTTATCAATAATTTTACTTTTGCTGTAGGATAAAATTGTTTAGTCAGTAAAAATACAGTTCTAGCAAATCCTAAACTCGAATAAGGACCTAATAATACAGAATTTATTGAATCTTGCGGAATTTTAACGTCTACAAATTCACCACTTGATGAATTTGTTTCATAGACTACTCTCCATTCATTTTCGTATTTCCAATCTTTTTGTTTTTTTAAAATAATTTTATCTTTAATAAAATCTATAGGCAATCCATTGTTTTTTATTATATCTATACATTTATAAGCTTCTGGAGTATCACAATATTGTATTTTTCTATATACATCAAATTCGGAAAATAGTTTATGAAAATCAAATTCTAAAATAAGTCCTTTTCCTCCATTTGTGTAATGACCAACCATTAAATGATGATCTTTGTTTTCTGAAAAGCATCCTATATATGTTTTTATATTTTTTATAGAATCGGAAAAAATGTAATTCCATTCAGATGATTTTAGTTGCAATATATTCAATAATTCACAATAAAATGTTTTCTCATTATTTTTGAAAAATTCAAAAAATATTTCGTCCGTTAAATTTTCTACATCGTAGTCATATAATGTAAGTTGACTTCTGAATTGGACTTCTATTCCCATCTCAAAACTATTCGCTTTTTTATTGTCTCCTTTATTTCTATATAATTCAGCTTGTTGTCTAAATATTCTTTCACCATTTTTTAATGATAAAAGGTAATCTATGTAGAATTTCTTTAGGTTATAAATATTATCTAATTTTTCACTCACATAATTACGTAATTCTATCTCTGATGGAGGCAAAATAGTAAACCAACATTCAAAGCAATCGTTAAACGATGTGTACTTCGAAAAACGAAGATTTTGAGACCCTAGAACAGCAAGAGCAGCTTCAGGAGTAAGATATTTGTAGATGAATGATGGGTTAGACATTTACGGTTAGAATAAAATTTATTTGTCAAAAATGAAGAAAAATATTCTAATTATCCTTTTTACAAATCTGTTACTTTACGTCTCTTCCATGCCCTAACTGTAAACACATTGTACATACGACACTACCGCCTAAAACACCAGAATTGATTTCCGTGTGAGTCACTTTATCTCCAGAAGACTCTGAAAAGCAACTATTTGGGCCAACGTTACGGACAAATCACGCACGGAGATTATTGGCGTATTTCTGAAATCAATCATGGATACGCATAACAGAAAAAACAAGGAAGAGACGAGCACGCCCCTTTCTCTCCCTTTCACACCCAACAATTAAGGGGAAACTTTATTTCTCCCCTCCCTTTCGGTGATAATCATTCATTGCTGTGGACACGGCGGTTAATGTTTTAATCGCCCGCTCACACCATTCTCCCGGAGTCTCCCTCTCAACGCCGCAGCCTGACGAATCATTTCCAGTTGCTCCGTAGTGAACTCCATGCTGATCTCAACCTGCCTATTTTTCAACTCTTTTTAGTCGGTCTGAATCGTAAACCCAAAAACTCTTCTTGGTATCATTAAATGGTAATAACCTCAAACTAAAAGGATAAACATCTATTACTCTAGCTTTATCTCCTACCCTAAAAACATGCACATGTTCCCTAATCTTCATTCTTTCTGCAAAATGAAGAAAGTCCTCGGCCTTTCCTTCATCAGCCAAAACGCCTGAATCCACTAAATATTTTTTCTCTTCCCCAAAAACAGGGCTATTAACAATGGTAACAATGTCTCCTCTAATCCATTTTGATCGAGAATCTTCTTCTGGATAGTAAGAATCTATCTCTCGTGACTTAGAGCCAGCAGGAACGCCAATCATTCCGAAAAAAATCACGCAGAAGCACACACAAGCTGCTACGGTATACCATAATTTCTGCCTTCCTGTTAGCTTCTTTTTTTTGGTGGACCACTCCACTACGTTTCCCGTTCGCTTGAATATCAACTTTTTACAGTAAGGACATTCACCTTTCTTTTTAGGGGAAGTTTCAGGATTGACCTCTATGGCACCTCCGCAATTCTGGCAAAGTATGGTAATCACATCAACTGACTACCAACAAACAAAAGGAGAGACAAGCGCAAAACGAAATTGAGATACCATTTTGCGATATAAAAATAAAAAAATTATACCTTTCACGTTACATTCTCCTACCGTACCTCTCACCAAGTACGGCTTTTTTATCCTCCCTTCCCACCTACCCGGTGATAATCATTCAGGGCTACGGACACAGCAGTTAAGGCCTTAATCGCCCGCTCACACCATTCTCCGGGAGTTTCCCCCCTCAACGCCGCAGCCTGACGAATCATTTCCAGTTGCTCCGGCGTAAAATCCATACTGATTTCAACCTGCTTCGGTTGCTGCTCTTTCTCCATCAATTCGCGGAGCAACTTTTGTTTTTTTTCTGGAATCGGTTTTTTAGAAAACCAATTATCAACTGTTTTTTTGGAAACCCCCATCCGGGCGGCTAGCCAATCACGATCCTCCCCTTTTTCCCTCAAGAAGGATTTTAGTTGGTCTCTGAAGTCGGTCATGTGCTCAAGTTCTCAAAAGATGAAAAAAAATCAAACCCAAATTTCTACTTTCTCAAAAAGCGAGAAAATGATTGACGGATTATTCTCTTTTTGAGAAAAGAAAGCCATGGCTACGACATCATTACAAACCAACCTCATCATCCGGCTGAAGGAAGAAGACTTCCAGGCATTGGAAGGCATTGCTGAACACATCCATATCCCGGTGAAAGACCTGGTCCACGGAATCATTTCATACGCCCTGGACCAATATTCAAAGTCAAAAACAACCCCCCTCAACCGCCCCGCCGCCTGACCTCAACCACAACCAACCATCAAAAAAAATATGAGTACAGAACACAAAAAAGGAACCACCATGAACACCCCCACTCACTCCACCAAAACGCCAAACCTCCAAGAATTTGACTTAGCTCCCTACACAGGCAAGCGCATCATCCTCGTTACTTTGGACAAGGACAGCAAAGAATACCACGAACTCCAGAAATCAGAAAACATCACTATGTACTATAAAAACACACCTGTCCTTCGATTCGAGAAAATACAACCCTCCCTTCTGAAAGAGCACGAACATTCAGCAGGTGCTTACATCACCCGGCTCATCCTTGCAAAATGCGAAACAAAAGGCTTCCTATATCTCGCCTATGACCCAACTTACTCCTGTTAAAAAGAAGGTTTAGCCGCCTTCCCTCTTAAAATCATATCAAGAGTCATCCCTTCTTCCACCGCCACACAATGTCTGGAATCAGCATCGCGTTCCTTATCCTTCGGCCAAATAGAACGAGTTGTCACCAACCTCACAAACCTAACACCACGGCTTCCTATACAAACTTCAGGAAGCACACAAAGCAATTCATCTTCTTTCAACCGCACCTCTACACCAAATCTTCTATCCCACACCCTGACACAACGGGCAGAACTCAATGTTCTTTTCTCCAGTCTGGCAACAGTCTCCTTTATTTCCTTCACCACTTCCCAAATAGAATCAATATCAGAAGAATTCATTTCGGAAATAAATAACAAATATTTCAACAGCCTCCAACCTAAAAGAAACCATCTTCAAAAAAAACATCTAAAACATTCTACATTAAAAAATTATGTATGTTTACAAAATGGAAACAAGTTACATTGAAGACAACTTCACCTCTTGCCAATGCTGCGGAAACTGCCAGCTATGGGCACCGGAACAGGAAATTGACTACAAAATCAATGCCGCCGATCTGGATACCACCGACACCACCGTAACGACCAGCCCCCTAAACTTAGGAGCCTGCATCATCAGCCGCCGCACCGGGAAGGCCGGGGAAACCTGTTACTTGCAAACCCACCGGACTTCCGGAACCTTTTGCCGCTACCACATCCCAACATCACCCTACGCCGCCCACATCAAACGCCACGGCCTCCCCTGCACGGCCATCACCCCTTATATCATCCACCTCTAACCACCCACACACACCAATGACCCAAAAAGAAAAAGAAGAACTCCGCAACTTACCAAGCAACTCCCCGCGACTGCTTAATCAGACCCAGCTTGCCGCCGCGCTTGGAGTTACCATGGCTTTCACCTCCGCAATGAAAAAATGGGGCTGCCCGTTCCCAGGCGGCCGCATCCTGATTAAAGACGCCCTGGCATGGCTCAAGGCAAACCCGGAATTCCGCCCGTACAAGGAGCGCAAAAGCCCTACCGGCCCCCACGGCATTCCGCAACGCAACCTTGACGCCTACAAAACATCACCTAATTGA